TGGTAGCCCTCAAGCAGTCTTTGGTGGTACTTGGGTATCCTTTGGACAAGGTAGAGTCTTAGTAGGTCATGATGATTCAGGTGAGCCTGATAGTGATTTTGTGGCTTCCTCTACAGACGGTAGTTCTGTTCTGTTAGGTGGCGCTAAGACACACACGTTGTCTATAGATGAGATCCCTAGCCATAATCATACTGTCCAATATGATAATGAGCCTAATATGGAAAAACAGGGGAGTGGTGGGCATATCATAAGTGAATTAGATGGTACTACTTTAAGTAGAGACACTACATCAACTGGTGGTGGTCAAGCCCACAATAACTTACAGCCATACGTAGTGGTCTATATGTGGAAACGTACAGCTTAAAAGGACTAAATAAATGGGACAGCTATTGCCAGTTAGAGATGTAGGTGACATTGGTGTAGTCACAGACATACGCCCTGCGTCCCTGCCTATCAATGCGTTTACTAAAGCTAAGAACGTAAGGTTTGATGAAGGTAAAGTAGGTAGATCTCCTGTCTTTAGAAAGATTAAGGATTCTTTAGGATTCAACCCAAGATTCACCTATGGCGTTCCGGCTAACTCTAGTGGCAACTTTGCTAGTATTATCCTTGTGTCTGATACCTATGAGTTTAAGGCTTATGCCAATAGTGCATTAGTGTCTAAGCAAGGTTCTTTGTCGGCTACTTCAGCTAGTGTTCACCCATTCACTGGTACTTCCCTAGCAGATATCACTTACATTAATCGTATAGATCAACCACCAGTGTTTATGTCTAATGGAGGTAGTAACTTTGCTACCCTAACTAACTGGCCTAGTGGCTATAGGGCTGAATCTATTAGAGCCTATGGTGACTTCTTAATAGCCCTAAACACTACAGAGGGTGGTAACAACTTTCCTTCTAGAGTTAGGTTCTCTACGCCTGCACTAGCTAACAATGTGCCTAGCACATGGGATGAATCTGATACTACAGCCTCCGCAGGCTTCAATGACTTAGTGCAGATGAAGACAGGCATAGTCGATGGTATGACTCTAGGCACTAAGTTCATTGTGTACTCTAAAGATCAAGTCTGGCTTATGGAGTTTACAGGTGGTACGTTTATACATAACTTCAGAAAACTCTTTAGTGACTGTGGCGTTATCAACCAGAACTGTATAGCTGAAGTTGAGGGCGCACACTATGTCTTTGATCATGATGATATCTATATCCATGACTCAAACACTAGGCAATCTATATGTGATGAAAGAGTTAGTAACTATATCTTTGGTGGCTTAAATACAGCTAAGACTAATAGATGTTTTGTACACCATAATCCTGAGTTAGACGAAGTGATGTTCTGCTATGTATCTGGTGATGATATGGCTGAATACACCAATGGTGACAGATGTAATAGAGCCGCTGTGTTTAATTACAAAAGCCAAACTTGGTCATTCATGGATTTACCTAATGTCTCTAGTTCTACTCATGGCACTATCAGTTCATCAGCTACCTATGAGAACTCCAATACCTATGAAAACATAGGGGGTAGCTACTACTCTCAAGAGGCAGGCTATGATGTACACAGTCTGTTTGTAGGTGAAGACTCTAGCCTAGATGGTATTACTTCAGACAAACTCTATGGGCTAGACCTAAGTGACTCAGGTAGCCTATCTTTTGATTTAGACACTGAGGCTAACAAGAGTCCTTTCCTAGAAAGAGAAGGCATAGACCTAGATGAGATGTCTCCTCTTAGTGGCTACAAAGTTATAACTAAGATATTCCCTCAAGTAGACACTAGCAACCCAGACAAGCAGTTTGTGTTTACCTTTGGTTCTTCTGACCTACTAGGTAATGCAACAGCATACCAAGGTAGTATTACCTTTGATGGGGCTACAGACTACAAGATAGATACTAGAGCCTCTGGTAGATACTTGTCATACAAGATGGCTGTATCAGATAACAAAGACTTTAGTTTCCTAGGGTTCGACTTAGATGTTTTAACTACTGGTAGGAGGTAGCAACTGTGACTATTCCTATTATTGGCTATAAGCGTAACCCACCCCCAATCCTTAAGAAGAAAAAGCCTGCCTTGAGGGTACGTAAGATACCTAGCACTTTGGCTCCTCTGGACCTTCCTGGTTCTACTCAAGAACGCTACATGGAGGATGAACTACAAAGGATTGAAAATACATTAAGTAAGGCGCAGTCACCTAAGATGACTGTCAGTGAATTTAATGTAAGGAGAGAACTTGAGGGAACTACAGCAACTTTAGGCACAACAACTGACACTCTACTGACTCTGATCCAAGACTTAAAGGATTCTGGAGTTATTTCGTGAGTGGTCTTGTAGTAGATGAAAATCTAAAAGCTCAAGTTAAAAACTTTGAAAACACCATTAAGAATGAAGTCGAATCCGGTAACGCTGAGTGCGCTATGGATCAGACATCATTACGCCATTTTTTTGTCCCTGCAATAGAAGATGGTGGCTCTAATCTTTACACCAGAGAGCTTACTATACCAAAAGGCATGAGCTTTACTGGGATGTTGCACAGGCATCAACACATGGTCTTCCTGATGAAAGGGGAGTTACTGGTGGTATCTGAGCAAGGGAAAAAACACATAAAAGCACCTTATACATGGGTTGCCCCTTCTGGAGCAAAACGAGCTTTTTATGCACTAAAAGATTCAATTTTAACCAATGTTCATTTGACAAGTCATATCGGCGAAAACCAATTAGAACAAATAGAAGAGGAAGTTACAGCACCCACATACAGCGATATGGGATTACCTGAACCTAACCTCAAAATTTTACTGGAGAAGTAATTATGGCATTTATAGCGGCGGCAATAATAGGTGGCAGTGC